AGTAGAGAGTGCGAGGGGCAGGGGTGGCCGTGAATATAACCCGTGTGTTGCCAGCGGTGTTGGTGCTGTTTACACCGACATAGAACTCCCCGGGGCTGGTGGTGGAGACTGCGCAGTAGCTGATCGACAGGTAGTCGATGCCGGTGTTAGCAGGGCCAGCTATGGAAAGTGTGTACGTGGTGGCGGCAGTGGATGGGGCTAGCGTAACTACGTTGCCTGCCGTACCCGTGATGGACCACTTGCCAACCGTCGTTGTTGTATTAGACGGCATCGTGATGGTGTGCGCTACTGTTTTGGTAGACGCCAACTCGCCAAAAATGCTTGCCCCAGTAAGGGTTAACGTGGATGTGCCCGTGGCCCCGCCAATCGTTAGCTTGTTGTAATACAGGGCGCCACTAGCAAAAGTCCTTGCCGTCGTAGAGGTGTCCGAAAGAACAATGGTGGATGTACCGGCAATCAGAATTGGCGCACCATTGGATAAGTTCCAAACTATCCCTGTGCCTGACAATGTCCATGTGCCAGACCCCATTTTTGTGGTACCGCCAGTTAATGCCACAGAATAGGAGCCTGCCGTTACGTTGTATGTAACAGCATCAAACGTGGCTCCGCTACCTACGGCTAACTGTCTAGCGGAGTTTAGAGATATTGCGTCAGCAAGTTGGACGGTAACTGAGGGATGGAGGGCTGTAACGGGACAGCCAAACTGAACACCATTGCTGGTGATGGTTTGAGTGCCATTTTTGCTAAAAACCAACGTGCCCGTGGTGCTGGAAGATGTCACCCCCGTACCAAACTTCCAATCTCCGTAGACCACCGGGTTGTTAGTGCTGGTACTCAGCGTCATTGCGCTGGTACGGTTTGATGCGTCGAACGTGCCGATGTTCCAGTTTTGGTCGATAGTAATCGTCCCCGTCACACTCCCCGTGTTATCAAACACTGCCGTGTCTTGTGCCAACGGAAAGTTGTTGACTGCCGGGGAGCCCCCGGATGATGTGGCCCATCCCGTAGCGCTCCAGTTCTGCGCCCCGGCAAGGTTCCAATACACTGTCTTGGCTGCGGGAAATGTGATGCCTGTGTTGTTGCCACAGTCTCCAGCGCGTGTGGGAGAAGAGCCCGCCGCAGCCCCGGCAAGGTTAATATCTTGAAAATCGCAGTCTGTGGCAGATAGGCTATTGACTGTTAAAGTGCGCTGACTACCCAATGTATTTGAATATAAAAAAATACGGCGTGTTGGGGTTGCTCCGGCGCAAGTTAAAGTTCCATTGATTGTTTGATTATTAAAGAAATAAAAGAATCTAATAGCATCTGTTGCTCTTGGGGAAATTGATAAATTATTAAATGTATTTTGATCAGAAATATAAGGGACGGTTCCAGAGGCGCCAGTAAATGTTACTGATACATTATAAAATGTAAGTCCGCCCCCCACCATTGTTGGAGCTCCCGTAAGTAGTATTTGTGACGTTCCGGCATTAAATGTAAAGTTAGTCCCAGTAAAGTTTATGGATGTTCCGTTTGTACTTAGCGTTACAGTACTTGAGCCAAGATTTACCGTTCGGACGTTGGTGTTATTGGATGAAAATGCCGCAGCAGTTACCGCATAGTTCGCTGTAGTAAAAGTGCCATTGTTAATTGTTATGTTTTGCGCATTAATGCTCAACGCATCAGCAAGCTGTACCGTTCCACCAAACGTGTTGATAGTGATGGGGCAAGAAAATGTTCTGCCAGCGCTGGTAATAGTCTGGGTGCCACCGCCCTGAAAACTAAGTGTGCCTGTTCCGGTAAAAGAAACTCCAGAACCGTTGGTCCAATTGCCATAAACAGCATTGGCATTAACTGCCACAGTCATAACTGTTGTTCTTGCCGACATATCAACCGTAGGCAGCCAACCAATAGCAGTATCCAAAGTCAGCGACAATCCCGCACTGCTGTTATTAACTACAGCGGTGTCTTGCGGCAATGGAAAATTATTGGTGTTTGGAGTCCCGCCCGAACTGGATGCCCATGCGTTGCCCGACCAACTGCCGCTTGATAAATTTAGATACACCGTCTTGGGCGCATCGAACGTGATGTTCCTACACTCGCCACGGTTGCCGATGCGCGTGCCGCTGATGGGGGCCGATGTGCCCCTGACATAGAGCCCCCGGAAGTCTGCGTCTGTCAGGCTGGGAGCGGAGTTGACTACGAGGTCAACAGAGATGCCGTAGGTTTCTGACGAAAAAAATACGCGCCGGTTGCCCGCCGTGCCAGTGGTGGACAGGGTGCCGTTGATGGTTTGCTGAGAGTCAAAGGTGATTGTTTTTACCCCTGCGGCAGATGGTGCAGGGATAGTAATGTTATTAAATGTATTTGCGCCCCTTATTGACCACGTAGTTGAACTTGTGGTCGTAAAAGACAGGTTGTAATATGTAAATCCACCTCCAATAAAAAATGAAGATATTTGATTTGAGGTTATTAAAGAAGTTCCGGCATTGATGGTTAAATTAGTCCCAGATATGGTCCATATGCCGCTACTAACTCCTACACCAAATGTGATTGTGGATGCGTTAAAATTTATGGCTCTAACAGAGGAACCAGTGGAACTAAATGTCCCGCATGATATGTTGTAGTTTCCGGATGAGGATGTGTCAAAAGTGCCCGCAGCAACGGTTATTCCAAAGTTGCCGGTAGCTAATGTTAAAGCGCTCCCGAGTGTCCACCCGCCTCCGACACCGTTAAAGGTTATTGAAGTGCCAATGACGGTTCCGTTAGTTGTTATCGTTCTACCAGTAGTGGTTGAACTAAACGTAATTCCACCCGTAGAACTCCACACCGTCCCGGCCAACAAGGACATGGAGCCACGAATGTTTAGCGTGGGAGATGTGCCCGTGGCAAAGGTAACAGTGCCTGCGGAGACGGTGATGTCCAGACACGCCAAAGCGCCCGTCATCGTGACGGTGTAGGTGCCTGCCTGATCAAAGAAGACGTTGTCCGCTACGGTAGGGACAGATGCGCCACTAGCTCCGCCAGAGGAAGCGGACCAGTTTGTTGTGCTGGTGGTGTTCCACGTCCCCGTGCCACCTACCCAGTAACGGTTAGCCATTTACACCCCCGGTTCAGGGGGCGATTCTACGGGGTTAACGATGGCGAGCCAGTTGTCGAAGCGCTGCTGTTTCAGCGCCTGAATCTCAGCGTCACTCAGCCCGTGATCCTTGGGCAAGTGAAGGGCGTCCCGAAAGACGCCGTACTGGGAGTCAAACTCGAAGTCGATCTTGACAGTCATACTAGTACATCCCTAAACGTTCGACCGTGGATGATGTTAAGCACGGTCTTCTTGCTAACCCCCAGTTTAGCCGCGAGGACGGTAGATGTCAGCATCGGGTAGTTCTCTTTCACGTACGCGGCATCTTCTGCGGTTAGCTTGGAGTTTGGACGCTCCGCAATTGGCGTGGTAACAGCCTGTTCCTCAGACATCCCGGACTTGATCCTGTACAGAATGTTACTGGGGTTGCAGCCTAGCTCCTTTGCCCACTGCGCCAACGTCTGGGTCTTGCCGTTTGCCGTGATCCAGCGGTTATTGCGCTTGTTCCCGGCCTGCTCGCTGCGGGTGGCCCACTTGCAGTTCTCTGGAGAGTATGGACCGTGGTTGTTGATCCTCTCCAACGTCCCGCCTTCCGGGCGGGGGCCCATGTCTGCCAAGAATTGCCTGTACCCGGCAGAACCATGCCACCGTTGATCTACATAAATTCCACGTGCGCCATAGTTTGCATACGACTTCACGTTTTTGTTATAGCAACGGTTATGCACGGCCCGCCACACATTTAAGACCAAGTCCATAAAACACCTCCATTTAATTGAAGGTGTATTCTACATCAATTAGCCTGCAAGTGAAAACGAGTACGTGACATTAAGTGTATCACCGGAGACTACACTTCTATCGCCGGGGGACTGGAAGTCAGCGGCAGAGAACAGAGTACCCGTCGAGCCACCAGCGGTGCTGTTGCTCACCAAGAAGGCTCCGCCCACAGTCTGCGTGGCGTTGATGGAGAACGAGGCCGGGGAGGCGCTGTTGGTCACCACCGAGGGGTTGGCGTTGGTGGCCGCAGCAAAGGTAGCCGTGGGACGCGCACCAGCGTACGGGGTGACTTCAGTCCAGCCACCGTGAGAAGACATGGTGTCGCTAGCATTCGGCGTATTGGAAGCACCTGCGCCGTACAGGCCGATGTACCAAGTGGTGATTTGGGCAGTGCTGGTCAGGGCAGTGCCAGCCATGTACTGAAGACCGACGTTCACAACGAGGTTGCTCTCTTCGGCGGACCACTTGAGTAGGCCGTCCTTGTCGTAGCATTCCATCAGGAACCGGCCCGTGGCCTTGGCAGTTTCAGTGTGACGGGTACCAGCAACCAGGCCGCCAGCAACGGCGTCGGAGGCTTTAGCAATTTCGTGAGACATGATGGTTCCTTACGATGTACGAATAAGCGCGGTGGTCGGCGAGTTTGCAGGCATTGTAATTTTAAAACTGGTCGATGTTTTATCGGACCCAAAGTCCAATACAGCAACCGACCTATTAGCTTTGCTAGCGTTGTAAATCAACGCGCACCTGGCCGTCACTGCAGCCCCAAAGTTGGCGTCATTGAAGTTTACGTATGCAGTGTATCCGCTGGAGTTGACCGTGACCCCAGTGAGCTGGATGCCGCCCGCGGTGTACCCAGTACCAACGACTTCGTTGGTCGTGCTGTAGGCCAGGGTATCGGCGTTCAAATTTGCGTTGGCCGTGAACAGCGCAATCTTGATCGTGTCCACGAGCAAGTTGTGGATGCCCTGGTACAGCTCCGCCTTGAAGCTGGTGGTCTGAGTCTGGACAATGCTCATATGACGGGATTCCTAACCTGCCCATCGCGGTAGGCATCCATGCGCTGTTTGCCGTCACCTAGGTTCTTCAGCAGCATCATCGACTTGGCGTATTCCTCTTGATAAAGCTTCACCAGGTCAGGCTCACCCTTCATAAATCGAATGGCCTCGACCAGCGTGCCGTTAAGCAGCGCCGACTCAAAGTTTTCGCCCAACCAAGTTGTATACCCGCTAGCCGGATCGGTGATTGAAGTTGGGTAGTAGTAGAAGTGAAGCTCTACTTCATACGCAATATCTGGCGTCGGCCCAAGAATGAACGACAGCTCATTCGTGATAGTCGCGCCATTGGTTGTCGGGCCAAAGATGGCGTAATGCACGGGCTTTCCCGTATCAGTCGTTGGGTTTGGATATGCCTCTCGAATGAAGTTCACGTCCTTGTTTATCAGGTACGTGTACGAACCATCCGTGTCAATCACCGCCAACGAATACACCGATAGGAAATCGCCTGGCGATGACAGGTACTTATTCCCCGCAGACAACGTGCCAGTCATGTTCCGACGCAGGTTTGCCAGCTGAACAGAGTTGTAAATGTTCTGTTCGGCAACCCTGATCATCGTGTTCATGTCTGTTGTGGGAAACGTGTTCTCACAATAGTCCTGAACAGCAGTGACGAGTTGACTGTAGGTCAGTGCCATGGCTATACCCTCACGCCATCGGGCCGCGAGACATCACGCCTTTAGTGGCCGCGCCAGTGCCGCGCATCTTGATACCCGACGTTTTTACTTCACGGCCAAGTCCATACGCAACGCCAGTGGGAACTGGATCAGTAATGTCGGCATCTTTGACTGATTTTTCATTGACGTACGGCTTTTTCGGGGTTTGCCCAGAAACCGGCTTGCCAGTCATGGTGTGCGGCGGGGCGTACACAACGGCAGCGCCAACCTCTTTGCCCATCATCTTGTGACTATATTTGGCCATAATTAGCCTCGCTTTTGGTTGTTGGCGCGGGCCATATTGCGACCAACCGCCTTCATGGCTTTGTTCAGGTTGGAACTGTGGCCGCCCTTACCTTCGGTTTTAGGCGTTACGTTCTTACCGTCATTGGCCATGACATCGACATGCGTCTTGCCACGTTTGGCCACGCCGTCAGCGCCAGATTTATAACCCATGATGAACTCCTTTTACGATACTGTAACTGTACCAACTTCTGCTGCGCCGACCAAATAATTTGGAGTCAGTGCAACATCAAACTGCTGTGCCCCGCCAACCGGGTTCCAGCCCCATTGCGTGTCCCTGGAGCCCCCCGTTGGCACTCCTGCGGTATTCACCCCAGCCGTCACGTACGACACGTCTGGACGCGGCTCTCGCACCGCCTGGGGGTCTTGCACCGGGTACAACCCCAACGAAAGCTGCGGTTGATCAGGATCCCAGCAAGTCGGGCAAACCTTGATCTGGTACAGCTTCGTTTTGATGATCTCTTTTTTGAGTTCGCTGAGCTTGTACCGCTGACCACACCGGTCGCATTCCGCGATTGCGTATTTGCCAGATGCAAACTGGGTGGCCATGATTAATAGAACATCTGCCGCGGCGCCAGGCGCAGCGAGGCTTTTTCACGGTCCTCAGACGATGCGTATTCCCACTGCTCATCGTAAACCTGCTTGAGCATTGGAACCCGATTAACCGCCTCAGGAATCTTCATTGATAGATGGTAGGCCAGGCCAGAGGTCAGCGCCGGCACCAGTCGGAACGGCACGTCTTGAGTCTGTACACCGTTGCCAGCATCTTGCAGCCGGCGCATCCGCCAGTACACAAATGTGTAGCCGCCACCAGCGTTAGCCGTTGGCCAGACATTGATGTTGGGAATGTAGGTCACATACACCTGAGCGCCCGCGGAATGACCTGCAGCCGTGGTGTTTGACTGGCCTCGAACGCAGTTCTGCAGCACGTTACCAAGTACGTTGGTATATCCAATAATTTCAGTGCCAATCTTGACGTACCCGGAAGACGCCAGATTAGCTGTACTCGTAACCGTGATCGTGGTATCCGTGGACAGCGCCGTTACCGCAACCGTTGTTGTCGGTGTTCTGTTGGTGTTCCCTGACTGGCGATTTACCCAAACTTGGATCGGGCGTCCCTGAGCTAGCTTGTTTGGAATCTGCGAATACGTGGTCTCAGAAATCCGGGTAATGTTGATGTCAATCTGGTTTGTTCCCGT